CACCGCTGACTCAGCAGTTGCTAACCCAACTGTTACACCTGGTGGAGGTTACATCACTCCAGCACAGTTCACAGGTAATGGTGGTTCAGACCGCTATGACGCTATCTTCATTGGAGATAACGCATTTGGTCACGCAATCTCTCTTCCAGTTGAACTCCGTGACGGTGGTATTCTTGACTTCGGTCGTGAGCACGCACTTGCTTGGTACTCAATCTTCGGTCTTGGTCTTATTACTGACCAGTCTGTTGTTATTGCAGAAACCAACTAATCCACAGACCTGGGTACGTCTAAAAACTGCCCACTCAACAGATACTAATTAGGAGAATACACATGGCAAGACAAGTAAAACCATCAGACGTTACAGGTCGCGCACGCGAGAAGCAGATTGCTGAAAACGCAGAAATCATGCAGGAACGTGCCCAGTCAATGTCTATGGCATCCGCTGAAGCCCAATATAAACTTGAAGAAGTTGTAGACGCTACTATTCCAAATAGAGCAACTGTGATTGAGGATTCTGTAACTGTAGTCGCTAATAAAGAAGAAGACTCAGTTGTAATCCGTGTCGTAGAAGACATCGAGAACATGACTCTAGGAGTAGGAAACTTCTATAGCTTTAAGGCTGGACAGAAGTACAAAGTGTCCAAGCACGTAGCCCAACACCTACAGGAAAAGGGTTACCTCGCTGGAGTTATCTAGCATTTAATGGGCGAATCAGCGGGCACACTTAGGTTTGCCCGCTTTTTCGTTACTATCGTTAGGAGTAGTTAGTGGCCCTGTTGTCAGACCTGATTTCTAGGACTCGCTTGGAGTTGGGTGACCAGCCAAAAGAATTCCAATTCACTGCAACAAGTGATGGAACTACTACCGCCTACTACTTAAATAATAAGCCTGTAGACCCATTTACTCTTTTAGTAAGAGTTTCTAGAAACTTTGTCCCTGCCCCTACTGGCTACAAGCTAGAGGTTGATACAGGGATTATTAGATTTTTAAACCCAATTGCAGTAAACGAAGTCCTGACTGTTAATGGAACTGCATACCGCTACTTCTCTGATGCAGATATTACTCGTTTTATTAATACAGCTATTGAGCAGCATACCTATGAAAGAACAGACGCATACGGTAGCCGAGTTACTATGGCAACCCTGCCTGCGGTAGAAGAGTACCCAATCGCTATCCTAGCCACCATTGAAGCCCTTTGGGTTCTAGCTACAGATGCAGCATTTGATATTAATATCACCGCTCCAGACGGTGTGGTAATCCCACGAAGCGAACGCTACGCTCAGTTAACAGGTATGATTGCACAGCGTCAAGAACAATATCGCTCTCTATGTGCCCAGTTAAATATAGGACTATGGCGTATTCAGGTAGGTAACCTGCGTCGTGCCTCTAAGCGTACTAATAAGCTTGTTCCTATCTATATGCCACAAGAGTTTGACGATGGCCGTAAGCCAGAGCGCGTGTATATACAGAATGACATGATTGGTAGACAGACCTTCCCGTCTACTATCCAAGTTCAGGACCTCGTTATGAATCAGGGAGATAGTTATTCACAGGACTTTATCCTAGGCGCTCCTGTTACCAACCTAGAGTTTTCTGCAGAAATTAGAACTTACCCAAATTCACCTACTCGGTGGGTAGCCTTCAATGTTACAATTGTGGACGTTCAGACTGGACGTATCAGAATCTCGCTACCACAACAGGACACACGCTATCTACCAGTCAGAGGTTTTTGGGACTTACAAGCCACATCATCTGTGGATAACACCTTCCAAAGAACCTTCCTAAGAGGACAGACATTCGTGACCCAGCAAGTGACAACGGTGGAGTGATATGCCAGACATTATTATAGTTCCGCCAGATAACGGTAACTGGTACCCCACACCTACAGGCCCTACAGGTCCTCTAAATGGTCCAACTGGTCCTACTGGTCCGACTGGCCCTACAGGTCCTCAAGGAGATTACTCTCGCTACTTAGGTCTTTATGACACATTAGCTGACCTTCAAGCTGCCAACCCAAGTCCAGTTCCAACTAACTGGGCTTTTGTTCGCGTTACTGGAAACGCAACACAATTACGTTTATATCGTCGTAGTAGTAACGCTTGGGTATTTGATACTTTAAATATTCCTGCAGGTGCAACTGGAGCGACAGGACCAACAGGTCGTACAGGCGCAACTGGTCCTCAAGGTAACCAAGGAAACGCAGGCCCTACTGGTGCTACTGGTGCTCAAGGTGTATCTGGTTTAGCTGGTGCTACTGGTCCTACTGGTACTCCTGGTCAAGGATTAAATCTTCTTGGAGAGTACCCAACGCTTTCTGCACTACAAGCTGCACGACCAACAGGTGTAGCTGGAGAAGCTTGGTTACTTGAAAACGGTAACTTAATTATTTGGGACACCGTTACTTCAGCATGGAAGAACGTAGGTAACCTAGAAGGTCCAACAGGTCCTTCAGGAACCGCAGGTCCAACAGGTGCAACAGGCCCACGTGGTACACAAGGTTTCCAAGGTGTTCAAGGTCCACAAGGTGATACTGGACCAACTGGACCAACTGGTCCAACAGGTTTTGCAGGACCACAGGGACCAACGGGTGTTCAAGGTGAACGTGGTTTCTCTGGTCTTCAGGGTAACGTAGGTCCAACTGGAGCAACAGGTGCAACGGGTCCAACAGGCGCACGTGGTCAAGGCTTTGCTGGAATCACATCTGTAACTCCAATTACTTTAAGCACTGGTTTAAAGACTTTTACATTAAGTATTACTGACCACCCATTTATTGTTAACTCTATTGTTAGAGCTGTAGCAAATACCAACGTCTTTATTGACGGTGTTGTAACAGCGGTAAACGGCGCTCAGATAACCCTAGACGTTAACTTCTTCCAAGGTGTTGGTGGAGAAATCTATAGCTCTTGGCAATTTACTATTGCTGGTGAGCCTGGTTTTACAGGAGCAACTGGTCCTACAGGACCTACTGGTGCCACAGGCGCTGCCTCTGTAGTTCCAGGACCAACAGGTCCACAGGGTATCTCTGGCGGTATTGATTTATCAGTTACTCGTTCTGCTAGCCAGTACGCTATTAACGGGTTAAATAATCCAACTATTACTGTTATCCGCGGTCTTCGTTACCGTATTGATATCAACACTCCTGGTTATACATTTAGAGTACAGACCTCAGCAGGCGTGTACAGCGCAGGCGCTCAATACACAACAGGATTTAGCAGTAACTTTGCTGCTGGTGTAGCAAGCGGAACTGTGTTCTGGGATGTTCCGTTTACTGGTCCTGCAACTCTTTACTTTGTATCAGAAGAAGATTCTGCCCTTAATGGTTCATTTACTTTAACAGCTGCTGGTCCTATTGGTGCAACTGGCCCTACAGGTGCGACAGGCGCTGCTAGCACAGTTGCTGGACCAACAGGTGCACAAGGTGTCGTTGGTCCTACAGGTCCTACAGGTTTAACTGGCGCAACAGGAGCGACTGGTCAAATTGGTGCCCCTGGTCCACAAGGTGCGACGGGTGCACAGGGTCCACAGGGTATACAGGGAGCTGCTGGTACGGCTGGTACGGCTGGTGCTGTCGGTCCAACTGGTGCAAGCGGTATAGCGGGTCCAACAGGTCCTCAAGGCGCTGGAATTTTTATCCTTGGTTCTTATAACTCATTAGCAGACTTGCAAACTGCACAACCAGTTGGTGCAACTGGTGATGGTTATTTAATTAATGGAGTTTTATTTGTATGGGCTGGTTCACAGTGGGTTAGCGCTGGAGCAATTCAAGGAGCAACTGGTGCACAAGGCCCACAAGGTCCACAAGGTCTTGTAGGACCAACTGGAGCTCAAGGTACACAAGGCCCACAAGGTATTCAAGGTGTTGTTGGTCCTATTGGTCCAACAGGTAACACTGGTCCAGTATCAACTACTCCAGGCCCTATCGGACCTACAGGTGTTCAGGGACCACTAGGTCCTACAGGTTCCACTGGTCCAACAGGTCCACAAGGCCGTGGATTAAACATCCTTAACGCGTTTACTACATTCCAAGAACTTACTGCAGCTGTTCCATCACCAGTAACTGGTAACCCATATTTAGTAGCTGGAAACCTATTTATTTGGGATGGCGACCAGTGGATTAATGCTGGTCAAGTACAGGGACCAACTGGAGCAACTGGTGTTGCAGGTCCTACAGGTGCCACTGGTATCCAAGGTCTTTCTGTAACTGGTCCAACTGGAGCCACTGGTGCAACTGGTCCTCAGCCATTTACAATTGTTGGAACTTGGCAATCAGGAATTAGTTACCAACCTAATCAAGCAGTCTTCTACGATACACCAACACTTAAAGGTACTTACGTTCGTAGAAACAACGCATCTACTGCAGGAATAACACCTGTAGATGACCCAGCAAACTGGCTAGTTGTTGTTGCGGCTGCTATTGGTAACACTGGTCCTACAGGAGCCACGGGTCCAACAGGAGCCACAGGTATTCAAGGACCTATAGGTAACACGGGTCCAACTGGTCCTACAGGAAACCAAGGTTTACTAGGTCCAACAGGCCCTACAGGCACTACACTATTGAACGTAGATGGTGGCGGCCCCGATACTAATTATGGCGGAGTTATAACTATCAACGGAGGAGACGTGAGCGGTAACTAATGGCAATTAAATTACAATTACGTCGTGGTACGGCGTCACAGTGGTCATCCACTAACCCTCTTCTTTCAGAAGGTGAACTAGGTCTAGAACTTGATACTGGAAAGTTCAAGGTTGGTAATGGTACACAAAACTGGAATGCGCTAGTATATGCCAGTGGTATCCAAGGTCCTACTGGACCTGCAGGTTCTAACGGTATTGCGGGACCAACAGGTGCTAATGGCTCCAATGGTGCTGCTGGACCAACAGGTGAACGTGGACCAACTGGTATCCAGGGACCTGCTGGAGATGGTGGAGTAGGACAACTGCTTCTTAACGACGCGCTGCTACAAACTGGAATCTATTTTCCAGTCGGAGCAGTAACTAGATTTACTAACGTGGTACAAACCGTGATACCACCGATTACGTTGATATAGGAAGGTAAATGAATGGCACGCAATATTGCGCCTGAGCATTACGTATTTAACCCAACCACTAAGACGGTTACTATTAACCGCTACATTAAGCGTATTCACCTATTCCTTATTGTTAACTCTGTCCGTAATAAGATTCTTTTTAACTTCTCTGATGCAGCTCAACCTATCACAGTAAGTTACATTTACCCAGATTACAGCATCGCTAATCCAACGGGTAATACAGAAACAAAAACTGTTATTCAGTTAAATGCTTCTGTTGATACAACAGGCATGCTCTCAACCGACACTATTCAGATTGTTGTTGATGACGAGCACCAGAAGGTAACTTTTGACGAGACCTTTATCGACGGCGCTCAAAAGCTTCGTACCTCACAGCCTCAGTCTTTGATGGATACAGACTTTGAATACTCTGTACAGCCTTCTAAGTGGGAAGCACTATTTA